ATGTTTCTTCTGTTTCTTCTTTATCCACTGTTGGACAAATGATCACTTCCTCTTCCATGTCCAAGATCCGCATGATGTTATTTGCTAAATCACTCATAGTGTATCTGGGTACTCCGTTATAATAGTGTCATATCCATATGCATCCTCAGGTCCAGCAGACAGAGGATCTTGAATCACTCTGATCTTCGAGAGTAACTGTGGTGCTAATGCAGCAGTGTTTGCTACACGAATTGTGTGTGATGTGATTCCTCGAATTGTATCTCCTGCTTCGATGAGTCCTGTGCCATCAGACACAATCAAGGTGTTGGATGTGTTGCTCCAACGAACAACTTTTGCGGAGATGTGTCTCGAATCCACGAGTACTTCTTCTTCCTCGTGATAATCCCCTTCGCCTGTCGTAAATGTGAATGTTTGAATCTGATTGTATCGAGGATCTTGATTCAAATTGACATTCACTCCAGAGAACGGATTACTTGTTCCCATGATAATTGCTGTATTGCTGACAGGACCAAAGAACCATCCCTTCATCGTAAATGTGAGATCCCATGTGACCATCCGAGGAGCATCATGCATCGATCCCTCATAGTCCACAGTCTCTTGTACAGAATCAAGAATGATAGGAATGTCTTTGACGATCTCTAACTCATCTGCAAGTGTTGCCGAAACAGTATAATCGGGCTGGAAATAGGGAAGAATCTGTTCGACAATCATTGCTCCGTCTTCAATATTCCTCACATAGATCGAGAGATTGAAATTGAATGTATAGGGAACTCCGATATATTGTGTCTTTCGATGATAAGCAGTGTTCGCACTCCAATGTTTAATTAATCCCTGCTGCTTACGAGCAGGATCATAGGCCATCCCGCTCATTTCAAAGGACATCCGAGGAAGTGTTGTGAGGATTGATTTCGTGAGTTCTGGATCAGCACCTAACTTGGTGATGAACTTCTCTTTCCCTGCATACAGCAGGGGGACTTTCATATACTCTTTCTTAGTTCCATCCAGTTGTTCTCGGACAACATAGAGATTGTTGAAGAGATTACCAAATAGCACAACAATTTTACGAAGTGTTCTATGATAGAAGGGTTGTCCAAACATGATATTTCCTTACGGATTCCCAAATGGATTCGATTCACTCCAATCCAAGATTGTATTTGCTTCATTCTGAATCAACTTATTGTCTGCACTATCCTCGAACACATCATCCAATGGAGTATCTGTTTCTATTGTGGCAATTGTCCATTCTGCTCCCGAATCCACTCCTACAACATTTGCTCCAGGAAGGAATTCTCCAGTCACAAGAATGACGTTGAGTGTATTCGTTGCTGGCTCCCAAGACACAGCATTTGCTGTTGCTGTCGCTAATGCAAGATTGGCCCCCTGATAGACGATCTCTGAATGTACAAAGTCATAATCTCCTGATCCCGTAGCGAACACGAGTTCTGTAGGACGATAGGATGGAATGATCGAATCATCGATTTGTTCCACTCCAGTTCGAATGCGCTCTTCTGAGAAGACAAACTGTCTCATTTTGAGGGAGAATACATAGACATTGGCATCCTTCCCACGTCCAAGTGTGTAGTACATTGCTGCATCATTCTCATGCTCGACAAACGTAATCTCATAGAAGTTCTTCATCATGGGAATGAAGACAAGATCCCCTTCACGAGGACGACCCACATTGGGGACTGTAAAACGGAAGCGGCGACGAGACACGAGCAGATGCATTTCGTCTCGAATTTCTAGTCCAAATTTGGAGATGAGATCTTGTTCTCCTTCCATGCCCATTGCATTTTGAATATAGAACTCCAAGACATAGGCATTATTAAATCCCTTGAGTTGTTCCTCTCCAAAGAGGGAATCAATTTGATCCCGCGATTCTCTCGGAATGTAATAGCAATCAATTCCATGAATCTTCATGGATTCGATCACAAGATCTTCGATCAGGAGTTGTTCATTCGTGATCCGATCAGGAGAGTTATTAAAATAGTGATTTGTGGCCATGTTATCCCATCAAGAAATCTGAGGGGAGGATATTGAGTTGATGCATCTCCTCTTCTAATTTCTTAATTTCTAGATCTGCTTCATCCCAAATCTCTTTTCCATTGAGGACAACTCCTCCAGGCATTTGCACATTGCCAAATTTCTTTAAGTTCTCCCCCCAATTCTTCTTGATCAATGCAGTAGCATATTGCTTGAGGAATCGATCATTCCAAATATCTGAGAGTCCAGTCTTAACGACTGAGAGTCCGACTTCAGGATCAGCAAACGTTGCAAGTGTCTCTGCGGTATTGGCAGACGTGACATGGACAATGCGTGTTGTTGTATTTCCAATCGTGACTTCATCATCCACAGTGAGATCCCGATCTAGGACTGTTCCTGTTCCAATGATGATGTTGCTTCCATTGGATGTTTCCACAGTCCCTTCAATTGTGAAATTGTCTGGATCGAGTTTGCGATAACATTCCACGATAATCCACGATCCTTCATCAATTGAAGTCCAGAGTGTATCTACATAGAGACGATTTTTATGCCGATTAAACCGAATTGTGACCATTCCTGAAAAGAGGAGTTCAAGTGTCCGAAGATGCATCATTGTAATTTCATAGGGGACATAGGACACAGACGTAAAGTCATAGAGATCATGGAGTCTCAATTGATAGCGAAGATCAAACATATTCGTAGAAGCATTGGAATTATTAAATGGGAAGATTCCATTCACTCCAATAACAGCATCAGGAATATAGATCCACTTGCGTTCTTTATCTTCCGCAGTCACTTGATGCTTCATGTACAACTTTTCCACACCATCAAAGTGATAGTCCTGGAAGAATTGCAGAGCATCATCGATTCGATCATCCACTTGAGCTTCATCCACATTGATCTCGATGACAGGTTCTCCGAGTCTACGGAGACAGTAATCTTTAAATTCAGCACGAGTACGAGGAGCAGACATAGAGATCCTTTATGAGAAATTATGGAAAAACAGGGTCATAGCAATTTCTGTCACTGTATTCTGTACGTCCGACGCATGGAGCAGAATGAAGTTATTTGCAGGAATAAAGGGATCATCAAACGTTGTTGTCTTGATTCCAAAGGACACGTTATCGATCACTAATCCTGTCTTAATCAGCGTTCCATTCAGATTGCTACGATCATCTGTATATATGAGATCTACTGTGACATTCGGATTAATTCCTACTGCTACAGAGAGAGCAGAATCGATTTGGATTGCCGTATTGGTATAGAAGAGTGTGATGACTTCATGGATCAGAGGATATCCATAGCTCACAGACTTGCTTTGAATAGGAAGTGTGAGATTCGATGTGACAAATAAGTTTCCTGTTTCAACATTCTTTGTGAGTTCAATTCCATTTCCTGCTGTGAGTGCGAGTGTATCGAGGTTTCCTGTAATTGTGTTTCCGATAAGCACTTGCATGTCTGTATAGGCATTGTGTCCTGTGCCTCCACGAGGAACTTCCAAGACTCCTGTAGCAAGGACAGATGTATCCAGGACAGGCATAACATTTGCAACAGCGAGGATACGTCCATAGATGTCTACAGTGAGTTGGAGAAAGTTTGTTGTGTCTCCATATGTGTTCGGAGTTACCCCTGTAGGCTGGAGTTCGAAATCAATTGTGTTTGTTTCTGTATTGGCTGTGATTAGGATTCCGTTAGACTGAACTCCTTCGAGTATTAGGATATCTGCATTTGTTGTTGTTGTAAGGAGTGTTCCATTCGCATTGATCTGAGTGTATCCTGTTTGAACAGCAGCATTGGCAAGATCACGTGCAGTCTCATCGAATGCTGATCCTCCGGTTGCAACAATGTAGATGCTATTGTTTGCGGGATCTGATTCGAGGAGAATTCCTGTCGAAGCAATCAGTGTGACTGTATCGTTGTTCGTTGTAGAGATGACAGCATTCTGGACTGGATCACTTGTGACTGCAATTGTCGTAAATCCTGTACGGACAGCAGAGTTTGCTTTTTCGAATGCAGCATTCGCAATATCACGAGCGTACTGATCCGCTCCTGATCCTCCACCTGGTTTTACTTTAACAATCGTTTGTTGTTGGGGTTGAACGACTACTTTATTTTGCATTAACGTGTGACTCCAGGCGCAACGACAGCAATTCCTTCAAGGACTCGTTGAGAGTATCCGACAGGATCAACTGTCAGAACATCATAGACATAGCGACCGGACTTGAGATTTGCAGTCTCTAAGGCACTCATGGAAAGAGAGATGACTCCATTCGGAGCATCGAAGATTACTGTAGTGAGATCATACTTAACGATGGATTGATAGGACTTCCGTAACTGAGCAAACGCATTGGATGACGTGAGATCACGTGGTTGATTGTTTGCTTCAACAATCGTAACTGTTGTATTGAACGATGCTCCCTGATCGATTGAAATCTCCAAATATCCTGCCACGTGTGGACTCCATTAGAGTTTAAGATGAACGTTGAGAAACAGTGTAGGCGCCCAGTTCTTTCCTGTGACTGAAACTCCTGTACTGTTGACTGTAATAGCTGGTGTTGCTGTAGCTGTTGGTCCTCCCCCTCCTCCTCCAGGAACGGCACCAGCGGATACTGTATCTGTAAATCCTCCAGGTCCTCCTGTAGTTACTGAATACGTGTGGGAGTGAGCAGTTTGTGATGCTGTGTGAGTGTGTGATCCAATAACTGTATCTTCGACTCCCAGGATTTCTCCGAGACGCTTTGCATTGAGTCCTGATCCTGTTCCATAGCAAGCAAGCGCACGTCCGAGTGCTTTGGGAAGCGTAAGTCTTTTACCTGCATTAAAGTCTGTTGTTGCGTTTCCAGAACGTGATCCAGAGACAGGAGCATCCGTATCCACTGTGTTGTTATAGATTAATGTAAAGAGTGCTTGTGTATCTGCATTGGCACGTGTTGTTGCTCCCGAAGCTGCACTTCCAATTGATCCATCATTCATCACGACCCATCCAGTATCCGCAGTTGTCTTGAGTGTGAGTTTCACATCTCCTGTTGTAAATTGAGCAGCCAATGCTGCCGCAATGGAATCATCAAGATATTGTCTATTGATAGCAGAATTTGCACTGCTTGGAGCACCTATGACTAATGAATTTGTCAGGGAACAAAACTCAAACTGTTTGTTGGAAATTGCTTGATTTGTGTTTGATGTTACAAGTTCTGTGTTTGCTTGTGGAAGCTGAACTGTATTGATGCCTTGGTTTACTATTAAGGAAGATCCAAAAATACTCACAGGTCCATTGAATTGAGCAGTTCCCGTTATAACTGGAGAAGTAATCGTAGGAGCAGTGAGTGTCTTGTTTGTGAGAGTGTCTGTTGATGTCCGTCCAACGAGTGTCTGTGATGTTGTTGGAAGTGTAATCGATGCTGTTCCTGCGTTTGTAGTGATAACTGGAGAATTAATGTTTGGAGATGTGAGTGTCTTGTTGGTCAGAGTAACTGTGTTGTTTGCACCGATCAATGTATCTGTGACAATAGGAAGCGTGATTGTTGCACTTCCACCATTCGTTTTGATGCTGTTGGAAATGAGATTTAGTGATCCGTTGACATGGATCGTATTCCCCACTGAAATAGAGTTGTTGACGATCAGGGATGTTCCAGCGCCTGTGACTTGCAGTTGTGTATTGGCAACAAAGACAGATCCATTTGTCAAATTGTTCATCAGGGTAATGAGTCCTGATGCTGCTGTGACAAGATGTCCGAATGTATTAGCTAGACTTATTGGATTTATCATCTATCAGTTCCTTAACAAGGGCTTTGAGTGCTGCCACTTCCTCTTCGAGTGTGTGTAAACGTGTTTCCTGGAGTTTCTTTTCTCGTAATTTCAACTCTCGTTGATTCCTATAATTACTCAGTTCAACTTTACTCGTAGAGAGGACCGCTTGCGAAGACATCTCTCGAATCATGCTAGTATTTTTAATACGAACGTGCATATATCCTATTTATTACAATGAAGGGAATGCAATTACACGGAAGTCTCGAACACGAGGGACACGTGTTGTATCACTTGAGCGGAGGACAAGCTTGATTGCAAAATACTTAAAGGATGTGAACGATTCATAGCTCACTGAGTTATTGGCAATGTTGCTTGCTCCTGGAGCATAGATGAAATCCTTGATGTCTCGACTATGGAGGGAGACATTGTTATATCCCTGCTCAATTGTCATCATCTGATATCCTTTTTCATCGAATGTGTCTGCATCATCGGATGAGAGAATCTTGTAGTACACATCGATTGTAGATTCTGGAGGACGATAGGCTGAGAAGTAGACACGGAAATCTCCTGCGTCCATTCCATCTGCAAGTGTTACTTTGCGAGTGATATAACGGGCTCGTGCTGGGCCTCCCTGTGGTTGATCCTCTCCAACGACGACAGCATTTGCGCTTCCTCCTCCTCCAGTAATTGTGACTGTCGGAGTTCCGGTGTATCCCGATCCTGCTGTATCGACAATGATAGAACTGATTGCATTGGATGTGATCACAGCATATGCATTGGCTCCGCTTCCATTTCCTCCAGAGATAGAGACTGAGACGTTTGATCCAACATAATTGGATGTACTATTCAAGACAACGATAGAGGAGTTAGACAACCCTCCATTGTTAATAATGTTCTCGATTGCCAAGACGCTCAAACGATCCCTATCAATAACAGGGGAGATGTCTGCATTCTGTGATGCCAAGAGGAATCGTACTTTGAATGATGTTGGATCTGTTGAGATGACTCTACGTCCTAACGTATCATCAAAGAACACATTCTCTTCAACTTGGAAGGATCGTGCTTGTTCACGGGTTCCAAGTGCTGTGGTTGTTGCAACTAAGGAATTCACTGTCGTATTGGGAAGCAAGAGATTCCCTGCTGTCACATAGAATACATCCATTGGAATGTTTGCTGTTGGAGTATCCAATGCTGAGATTTGGAATTCCAAGTTTGCTGTTACGGCAGTGTTGTATCGTGCATGGAGTAATCGGAATGTGAGATCCTGTTCTTGTACAGGACTCCAGAGTGTTGAGTTCTGTGATTTAAACAATGATCCCAGATATGGCTGTG